GTTATAAATCAAAGCGCCATTAGCAGTAATCGTTGCATTTGCCCAAGAGCTATTAGTAAACGAGATAAAAGCTACGTTACCAGTATTTGTTGGGGTTACGCTAACAGACAAAGTATTGCCACCAGCACTGTAGTTACCTGTTGAAGGCACTTCATTACTTGCGGAATATGCAGTTGTATTCTCGTTAATAGTAGCTGAGCTAGTATACAAAGCTAATTTAAACGTGTTTGCTGAAAAATTGTGCTGACCATTCAAGAGTTGAACCTTGAAACTTGTCGCCATTGCTTGGGTAATTGCCATTTTTTGCTCCTAAAAAATTATCTAACAGGTCCAGGTACAGGCAGCCTAAGTTGTCCATCACGGTATGCGCTTCTTCTATCTTTACCATCACCCAATTCTCTGAGTAATGCTAAGGATTCTTGGTACTTCTGTTCGTAATATGTAACTAAATCTTGTTCACCTTTTTGGAAGATGATAGCCTCACGCAACGAACCATACAACAAAACACTTTCAAAATTATCACCCAGCCAAGAAGTGCCAGCTGCATTCTGAATATTATTTACAGGCACTGAGAATCCACTTCCAGTACCCCCTATTGTAGAGGTAGCAGCGCTTAAAGAGTTGCCTACAAGATATAAAAACCCTGGGTTTACTAAAGTGACTGCAGTTACTGCGCCACCTGATACGGTTATTGTAGCTGTGCCATTTGAGCCATCACCGCCTGTTAACGCCACATTCTCATATGTACCGTTGGTATAGCCAGAACCGCCTACAATCGTGCCAAAACCAGATAAGCCACCCTGTACAATCGTAACGGGGTAGTAGTAATAATGCAGTTCAGTTTGGTAACTATCATCTGGAGTTGGACCAATAATATAGGTATAGGGTAAAAACTGAGCGTAATACCTAGGGGTGCCAGTATCGGTAGGACTTGGGTATGCTTCACGGATAAAGTTAACGTCTTTATCAATTAAAAATTGCTGACTTCCGTCTGCCAATATGACCGCTAAAGAAAAAGATGCCAAATAGTCCTCGGGAAGGGCTAAGTACTTATCTCCGCTGGTAAAAGTACCAATGACGTTCTTACGGATAGCAGGTATCGCAACAGCGTTATAAATACGCTCTTCGCACAGCTGTACAAAGTTAGGAATGTTCTGAACAAATAGCTGTTCATTTGACTCCGTATACGCTTGTATAGCTTCAGATAGCTGCTGGAAGTTCATTATGCCATCGGTCCTCTAGCCATTACACCCTTAGTTGCTGCGCCAGTACCACGAATTTTCATCTCACCATGCTTGTTAATTGGTTGATCGTTGTTCTTGGTATATCCGCCTACAGACATATTTACCTGATCTACGCCATTGCCTGGCTTAGTAACAGCAGATTTTACTGTAGTTATTTTCTTACCATCCATTGTGTGCGGTGCAGCATAAACCTCAGCAGGTCCTACTTCCTTGCCGCCTTTTTTCATAGAAAATTTAGCCATTATCGACCCCTTCCAGCAGTTTTTTTGTAGGTAAAGGAAGAAATTTTTTGATTAGCTACTTTAGCTAAGCCACGCCCCATTTTCTTCATGTCGGCGTTGGTTTTACCACCTTTAGCCATTTTTTTAATGTCTGCATCTGGATGAGCGCCTTTGCCTTTAGCCATATGTTTTTTTAATGCTTCTTTAGTTGTTGCCATTTTCAACTCCTTAAGTTGTCGTTACCGTTACTGTACCAACAATTACTTGTTGTACCAAGTCATTTGGGGTTAATCCTGCATCGGGTCCTCTACTACCCCCTACTGGGTTCCAGCCCCACTGAAACACCCTACTACCCATTTCTGGACTACCAAACCCATTTGGGCCTACACCTGTAATATTAATCTGTAAACCGCTTTGTCCAGATACTAAATAACTCACATCTGGTCTTGGCTCCCGCACCGCCTGTGGATCATTTACTGGATACAAACCTAATAACAACTGAGGCTGATCTGGATCCCAACAAGACGGACAAACCTTAACTCTGTACGGCTTTGTCTTTAATATCTGAATCTTTAATTCCTTAAGTTTATACCGCTGCGCACAACGATCGCACTCAGCAATTGCGTATTTACCTGAAGCAAATTTACTTGGCATATCATTTATCTATAATAAAACGAGTTACGAGGTACAAAGCGAATAGCGGCTTTTTCCCTATCTTCCGTAGAAGCTAGGTCCCATTGTTGTTCATAATCAGATTTAAGCATTGGGATGCGTCCAGGGTCAACACCAGGAATCTTCATGCTAAGGTAATACGCAAGCCCTGCCACCATGCAGGGAATAAATCGAAACGGAATATCCTGAGTCCTGATACCACCACCAGCATCTTGAATACGACGCATACGGTAATAAACTAAAGTAAATTGGTTGCCTGGTGGGTTAGGGGTAGGCCAGACATTAATCGAAGGAAGCTGGTTATTAAACACGTTTGCCCCCGTTAAATGGGATACAGCTGTGGTGCCGTTCTGACCACGCCAAGCGTTTAGGATCTGATTCCCTACAATGTTTTGATAGCCAATGGTCTCGTTGTCAATATTGACAAACCCCTGAGTTGGTAGGTTAGCAGCATTAACTAAAGTAATAGTTGTGTCATCTGCGTCAATTCCACCGTTTAGGGTTGTTTGGGCAAGAGAAGAGCTACCCCCACTTTGGCGGTTAATCCACATCTGAATAGGACGTCCGCTGGTATTTTTATTTGGAATCGTAATATAGGTAGATTCACTAATACGACTTAAATTAATGTCAATCTGATTAGATTGGCTACCGTTATTTGTACGAGTCACGGCATCTAGAATATCAATCGTATCCACAGGCAGAGCATAAATAGCCTGTCTTGTGTTCATAACAATTTGACCCTGCTCAACCGTCCAGAGATTAATACCCCGGTTAGCCCATTCAATAGTTAACAGGTTTAAAGACCGCCGTGCAGTCCTAAAATCATATCCAGAACGAACTTCCATACCAACTCGTTCAAACGCCTCCTCAATGAGGTCGTTCATGTCTAGATTAAAAGCTGTGGTACCTGTAGTAGTCATATCTTCCTATACGGTTTTACTTTTGCTTTTATTCCTTTGGGCTGGGGCACGAACTGTTTTCCCTGTGCTTTTCCCGCCCGCTTTGCTCGTGTTGTTGCTGCGTACTCTTGTGGGCTTAACGCTTCGATTGCTTTCTTGGGCAGGTACCTCTCGCCCGTCTCGGACGACTTCTTCCCTGACTTGGTTGTCCACTCTTGGTCGCCCCAAGCTTTTAAAGATTGCTGTGATTTTGCTAAACCACCCCCCGCCATCTTCTTCTTTTTGCTGGCGCAATGAGCCTTCTCCGAGAACCCCTTTGGGCTGTCGCAGTTGATCGACTTTTTGCGCTTGTCTGACCATTTCACTTATAGCCTCCACCAGCTGCTTTGTAGCGTTTAGCCATGAGCTGTGCTTTGCGGGCTGACCATTGTCCTGCGCCAGTACCTTGCACCGCAGCAGCTTTGATACTGTTAAAGATCCGTTTACGTAAACCCGGCTTGGTGTAGTTACCTGCCTCGTTTACCTTGGACTTACCGCCTTCGGCGTACTTGGCTGTCTTAGCTGCATTGGCAAAATCACTTTTCTTAGGTGCTCCTTTAGCTCCAACACTACGCATCTTTTCGCCTGAACCCGCAGCTATCCTGCGTTTCTTGGCAGCGATATTGGCATAAAGTCCACCACCAGCCATTTTAACTTCACCGCCTTCTTTATATTGCGTAAAGTCCGTGTCATCTCTGCGAGCTCTCTTAACCCCTTTAGGCATCTTAGAGGGGTTTATATCACCCATGCCACGACTTGGTCTCATGCTCTAGTCCTTCCTCTAATAGCAATACCGTCAGCACGTTTGGAAGCGGATGAAACTTTGCCACCTTTTTTCATGCCAATTTCCGCTTTAGCCTGTTGTTTGGTTTTTCTACCCGCAGCAACTTCAGCTTCCAAAGCTCTAATCTTTTCGTCTTGGGATTTACCAGCATCACCGGTAGCGGTGTCTACAAAACTATTAATAGCATCAGATATCCCAGGAGCAACTAAACCACTTCCTATTTGTTTAATTACATTACCCTGCTGTTTAACTAAGTCCATATTAAGCCCTCGTCCTTCCTCTAATTGCTATGCCATCGGCTCGTTTAGAGGCAGAAGATACCTTACCACCAGCTTTGTAGTTTGGTTTTTTAAGTTTGTTACCCATCATACCTTTTTCAAGATCACTAGCAGCACTTGCCATATTTAACATCTGTTTCATATTGTTAATAGCTGCTTGGCGGATTAAAGGACTTTGTGGTTGACGTTTATCTGCAAACTCTTTGTTCTCAGCAGCTTTACCCTTAGGATCTTTTTCTGTTGGATTGTGCTTCTCGTGTATATCTTTATATCCCTCAGCTGCAGGCTTTTTTCTCTGCAATTGCTCAGGATCAGACCCAAACCCCAAATCTATTTGGGCTGAAGGACTAACAGGGTTTACACGTTTATCCATTACGCTCTAGTCTTCCCACGAATAGCACAGCCATCGGCACGCTTGGAGGCAGAAGATACCTTACCGCCCTTTTTCATACCTAAAAAACCACGAACCTTCTCAACACCAGACTTAACAGATTCTTTAAACTTAGCGTCCTTAGTTTCCATCTCACGCTGTTTTTTAGCGTTTTCGGCTTCGTAGTTAGCATAACCCCTTTGAGTTTCTGTAGTTACAGGGTCCGATACGGTACCATCGTCGTTTTGTTGAGCTTTAGTAGCCATGTTAGCAAGCCTTTCCGCCTGATTTCATCTTAATCATCTTACCTTTGGTTTTACCCTTAGACTCAATGCCGCCACCTTTGGCATATCCCATACCCATACCGCCGCCCATCATTTTTTTGACAGGCTTCTTAGCCATACCACCTTTAGCCATTTTGCCTACGCCATCAGCAGCAAATGCTGGTACTTTCTTGCCGTCTTTCTCAACCATTGGCATACCACCGTCTTGCATCTTCATTGGTTTCTTTTTAGCCATAATAGCCATCATTCCTGGATTCATCTTTTTCATGCTGTTAACCCTTTCTGAATAAGTTGGTCAATTTTTGCTTCAAGTTTGTTAAAGCGTTGGTCAATGTGTGCAGTAATTTTGTCAACTTCTGCTTTAGTAACGTTATCACGAGCTATCTCCAATTTAGTATTAATTAGCATCTGCTCAAGGTCTTTTAGCTTTGTGTTCTTTTCACGAGCAATAAAGCCAACTACCCCAACAAATGCGGTTAGTAGTGCAGACCAAATACCTAGGGCAACGGCAAAAATCTGTTCCATTAAATCATCCGTCCTTTAGTCTTACCTTTAACTGCTATGCCATCGGCACGTTTGGAAGCAGAAGATACTGAACCACCTTTTTTGTATTCGTAATTAGTATCAGGTTTCATACCTAAACCTTGTTTATACATACGACCATAATTTCTTAACCCCTTTGCAGCTCCACTTTCACTAATATCTGAAAGCTCTGTTTCTCCAATAGGATTAGCTTTTAAAAGATTTTTAAGTTTTGCATCAGAGATTTTTTTTGTACCCTCAGATGCTTCCATTTCTTTGTCGTAGGATTTCATACCATTTTCCCTTTAGTCTTGCCACGAACTTCACATCCACCACCACGAATGGTTCCGCCTTCTTTACAGTTCCAAGCCCGTAAAGACTTGTTGATGCGTGAATCAGGATCGTTAGCGGTTTTAGCAGATGTGAGCTTTTTCTTCATGCCCTTCATGCGAGCGCAGAAGGAATCCCGTCTTGAACCACCTTCTGGCTGTGGACGTTTGAGCCCAGGCTTACCAGGATTGGCTGCGTTGTACGAAGCTCGCCCCTTAGCATTTAAGCCACCTTCAGGGTTCTTACCCTCTTTGCGAGTCCATGCAGGGGATTTAGCCATAAAATACTGTAATTGCAGCATTAGCTGGTAAGTCTAAATACAAACCATCAGTAAAACGAATACCCTCACCAGGTACCAGTGTAGAAATAACAGCTGTATTTGTAGTGATATTTAGTGTTAAACGCTCAGTTCCTGTAGCGGAATTAGCTGCAGTATCAAAAAACTTAATTTCACCAGCAGTTCCACCAGAGGCTATTTGATACGCTTTAACCCTAAGCGGTCCTATAACAGCTTGAACGTCTCCATCCGCATGTACTGCTAACACATCATATTGCATACCCATTTTAACTCTCCTGGTTTTCCTGTTGAGTAGCGAGTTTGGCTTTTAGCTCTTCAATTTGCTTAGCCTGCATCGCTACAATACCCATAACATGATCTCTTTGAGATTCCAGA